AGGCGCGATCGGCGGGATCAGGTCGATCGGTCTCCTCGCGCTCAACTCGACCAGGTTCATCGTCGGTCTGTCAGCGGCGATGCTCAAGAAGCTGGTCCCCGCGGCGACGGCCGCGACCAGGGCGCTGCTCCCCCTCGCCGGCGTGATCGGCGGGATTGTGGTCGCGGCGGCCGGCGGCTTCGCGCTCGGGACGTATCTCGCCGAGGAGGTCGAGGCGTTTGAGGTCTTCGGTCTCAACGTCGTCACCGCCGCCGACACGCTTTGGATCGAGGTCCAGCGGGTGTGGTACGAGGGTGTTTCGGAGTTGAAGAAGATCACGATACAAGGGCTGGTCGGGGTGCTCGACGGCGTGGTCGACTTCGGGCCGATGATCGCGAACAAGATCGCCGGCGTGATCGACAACGTGTCGCCGTCGATCGCGAACAAGGTCCGTGGCATGGCGGCCGCGGCGGGGGCGCTCGGCGGCGTTCTGACGGGTCAGCTCGGGGTCGGTGTCGACGAGATCGAAGCTGATCTCAAGGCGAAGACCGACAAGCTCGACGAGCAGCTCGACCTCGTCGCCCAGGTGCTCGAGTCGCGTCTTGCCGAGATCGAATCGAAGTACGATGACCCGAACCGCGTCGCCGGCGAAGCGTTCAGGGATCGACTGGAATCCTACATCGCGCCGATCCGCGACTTCCTGTCGGGGACCAGCGGGCTCGAGGGTGGCGGCGACATCGAGAGCAAGCTCGACGCGATCGACAGCGCGGCGAGCAAGCTGCTCGACTCCGCGGCCGGGAAGATCCCCGAGGTCGCGGACGCGGCGAACGCGCTCGGTCTCACGATCGACGACATTCTCGGGAAGGCCGGGGGCAAGGAAGCTGACAAGGCGATTCAGAAAGCCGACGAGTGGAAGGACCGGATGCTGGACGCGGTCGAGGGGTGGTCGCGCGGCGTGTCGAGCACGTTCGCCGACATCCTGATCGACGGCGAGGCGACGTTCGATCAGCTCGCCGAATCGTTCGCGAGGATGCTGGTTCAGATGCTCACCCAGGAGCTGATCTTCGCGCCGATCTTCGCGGCGATCCGGGGGAGCCTTGGGCTCACCACCCAGGCGCACGGTGGCGTGTGGAGCAAGGGCGCCCAGGTCACCGCATACGCCGACGGCGGGGTCGTGTCCAGGCCGACGCTGTTCCCAACCTCGACGGCCGGACACTTCGGGCTCATGGGCGAGGCCGGACCCGAGGCGATCCTTCCCCTCGCTCGGGGCGCTGGCGGCGAGCTGGGCGTTCGCTCGTCAGGCGGCGGCGTCACGGTCAACGTGATCGACCAGCGGTCGAGCGGCGAAGCCGTGAGCGTGAGCGAGAGCAGGGGACCCGGCGGGTCGAGGCAGATCGAGATTCTGATCCGCGACACGGTGAGGGGCATGATCGGCAGCGGCGAGCTTGACCGCGCGATGGGCGGCGCGTACGGCGTCAGGAGAACAGGGGTGAGCCGATGACGACGAGTATCTCATGGCCGGCGTCGCTCCCCCCCGCGCAGCTTTCCGGGCTCAGCGTGTCCGCCGCGCAACAGGTGATCCGGTCACCCGTGGACACCGGGCCGGCGAAGGTGCGGCGCCGCACGACGGCAAGCGTCATGCCGCTCACGGGATCGCTTGTCCTGACCGGGCAACAGGCCGACGTTCTTGAGTCGTTTTTCTACACAACCCTCCTGGGCGGCGCGCTGGCGTTCCGGATGATCGACCCCGTCCGTGGGTTCGAGGCTGAGTTCAGGTTCACCGCGCCGCCCGCGTTCACACCGAACGCGACGCGCACGGCACCGGGGTTCACCGTTCGTGCGTCGCTCGCGCTCGAGCAGCTCCCCCCGACGAACGGGATTCTGGTTATCAGCTCGGGCGCTTCGTGTGTCTTGCTCCAGGGCTCCGCGGGCGCCGCGGAGTTCTCGACGTCGAGCGAGATCACGCTCGAGAGTTCCGGATTTTGTTTCAATGGGACAGCGCCGGCGCTCGAGGGAACCGAGTCATATACGTTCGACTACGCGAGAGTGAACCAGGAGAACGGCGAGAACGTCTCCGTCGATTGGGAATACACCGACGCGAACGGAACGAGCATCGTCACGTTCCACAAAGACACGGGCTGGAGCTACGCGCTCGACGCTCAACACGCCGCCGAGCCGACGATCGGATGCGGAGCGGGCACGACCGTTCGGAAGTTCACGGGCGACGAGTCGCAGTTCCCAGGGTTCCGAGATTTCTCGACGCCGGCGCTCGACGACTCGACGGCACAGACCTTGTGCGGCACCGTCGCCGGCGGGTTCCAGGTGAACCCGAAGTTCTACAAAATCTCGACCATCGCGACGCTGACCGAGAACGGGTCCTGCGGGACACCCCCGTCGCGGGCTCAGGGGTTCCGAGACTACAGTTGGGCGTGCACGACTTCCCAGGTGTTCCAATCGGGGAACCGTGGACAGGTCGAGACACCCCCAGCGTGAGGCTCAGACATGAGGACGATCAGCGCGGCGACCTGGGGAGCGATGGCGTCGCAGGAAACCGGGACCGTCTTCATTGCGCTTGTCGAGCTGAACCATGAGTCGCTCAGCGAGCCGATCAGGGCGTCGAGCGACACGACCCAGGCGCTCGCGAGCGGGATGCTCGGCACGATCAGCAACGGGACCGAGTTCCCGTTTTTCCCGTTCGATCTCGTGCTCCCGAACCAGGAGCAAGACACGCCGCCCAGGGCGCGGCTGTCGATTGACAACATCGACCGACAGGTCGTCGAGGCGGTCAGAGAGGCGACGGGTGAGCCGATCAGCGTCACGGTCCAGATCGTCACGAGCGACGACCGGGACACGTCGATTGTGGGGTCCCTGACGTTCTCGCTCGTGAACGTGACTCACGACGCCGAGACTGTGTCCGGCGACTTGTCATACGAGGCGATTCTTGATGAGCCGTACCCCGAGGGGGTCTTCGGGCCGTCCGACTTCCCAGGGGTTTTCTGATGACGTACCAGCTCACGAGCGCCGCGATGCGCCGCCTGATCTCCGTCCCGTTCGCCGACAACGGCCGAGACCCCGGCACGGGGTATGACTGTTGGGGCGGCGTCCGCGCGGCGCTGATCGAGCTGACCGGCCGCGACCCCGGATCGCTCGAGGGCGCATACCGATCGTCGACCGACCGGGCGTCGATCACCGACGCCGTGGGTCTCGTGTCGTCGCGTGACGAGTGGTCCGAGGTCGACGCCCCCCAGGTCGGTGACGTGGCGCTCATGTGGGCCGGCGACCAGCACCACGTCGGGGTGTGCGTTGAGACGACGCCGAGCGTCCGCGTGCTCCACTGGACGAAGGGCGCCGGCGCGTCTGTTCAGCGCGTCGGGGATCTCTGGCGCACGCACGCGCTCCGCTCGTGGTATCGCTGGACGCCGCCGACATGGAACGTCGCCCCGACCGTGGAGCCGATGGGTCACCGGGCGCCGATGATCGCACGTCCAGCCGGCGAGAGCATCGGGGACATGGTGCGTGCGACGCTCGGCGAGGTCGCCGCTCGCACGGCCGTTGTCACCCTCGACGGCCGCGAGATCGCCCGGCACGCATGGGACCTGATCAGACCCAAAGAGGGCGCGACGATCGGGCTCGCGATCGCGCCGGCCGGCGGCGGTGGGGGTGGCAGCAAGAACACCCTTCGGATCTTCCTGTCGATCGCTGTCGTCGCGGCCGCGGCGTTCGGTCCCCTCGCGTTCGGGCTCCAGGCGGGCACGGCCGGGTTCGCGTTCGCGTCCGGCGCGATCGCGCTCGGGGGGACGTTCCTTGTCAACGCGCTCGTGCCCCCACCTTCGTTCAACTACGGCGATGCGGCCGCCCAGGACTTCGCGCCTTCGATCCAGGGCGGCCGCAACTCCTCGAGGCAGTTCCGCGCGATCCCGATGAACCTGGGCGAGAACCGCGTCGTGCCCGCGCTCGCGGCGCTCCCGTACACCGAGAGCATCGGCGACGACCAGTACCTTCGGCAGTTGTTCGTTGTGAGCTACGGCCCACAGGAGATCGACGAGATCAGGATTGGCGAGACGCTGATCGACGACTTCGATGACGTTGAATACGAGATCCGCCGCGGGTTCCCCGGCGAGGACCCGGTCACGCTCTACCCAGGGACCGTGTTCGAGGATCGGTTCTCGATCAACCTCGAGGCGACGACCGGCGGCGCGATCACCGTGCCGGGCGCCGGCCCGGCGAAGCCGATCGAGTTCGTCGCAGAGCTTGACGAAGACGATGAGCTCACGCTGACGACGACGGGGACGGTCGACCTGACGGGGGGGCTCTACACAACGAACGCGGCCGGCGTCGTTGTCGCGCCAGACTACACCGCGCTCGGCACGGGTCCCGGCGACGTCGGGATCTACGGCGAGCCGTACGGCGGCGCGCTCGTGCTGGGTGATCTCCAAAAGGGGATCGGCCCTGTCGCGTTCTATGACGCCGCGAGCAACGGCCAAGGCGACCCGACACCCCCGACCGAGATGACGGCGACGCAGCGGCTCGGCGACCTGTTCACCGCCGGCGAGCTGGCGGACCTGGGGACCACGATCAAGGTTTGGCCCAACGACTCCGCGTGGAACGACAACTCGGGCGCTTTCATCGTCACCGTCGACAACGCGTCGGATTGGGTTCAGCGCACGAGCGAGACCAACGCCGACGAGCTGGCCGTTGAGCTGACGGCGATCGCCGGGCTCGGCCGGTACAGCGGGACCCAGCTCCTCCCGATCGAGGTCCAGTTTGAGGTCGAGTATCGCGCCGTCGGCGACACGGATTGGGTCAAGGCGATCGACAGCGAGTCACCCGAGGTCTCTCTGTCGCTGTCTGATTTCTTCGGCGGACCAGGCTCAGAGTTTTTGCGCGAGGGGGTCCAGGTCGTTGAGAGCTACGGGAACCCGCCGGCGTCGATCCCGCCGCCCGTCTATTGGGACTCGGCGAACGATGACCTGGGAACCTCAGACGATCCGCCCGGCTTGCTCACGTTCACCGAGTCGCTCGGCGGTATCGGCAAGCGATTCGCGCTCGAGTACGAGGCGGACCTCCACCTGACACCCGAGATCGCCGACGCGCTGTCGCTCGGCGAACCGCCGTACACGATCACGTTCGCTGTCGACGGTGTGGGACCCTTCGAGCTGTTCATCGACGATCAGAAAGTTCTGAGCAAATACACCGAGGACGCGCCGGCCGGCGACTCTGGCGGCCCGGATTTCAGCGTGCACCAATCCGACCCGATCACGTTCAGCGGGTACAGGTCGGACGTTCGCGTTCGTCTCCGCATGGTGCGGCTCAAGTCTGACGAGGACGGCGTCGATTACGGCGCGATCGCGCTCGGCTGGAAGTTCAGCGGCGACCCTTCGTTCACCGTCATACCTGGCGCGGGGACCCCGATCACAAACCCTCGCCCGCTCAACTACCCCGGCGGCCGGTCACTCGGGTTCGGGAGCACGCTGTCGTCGCCGATCATCCGACATTACAGGATCAACGACGCGACGTTCGGGAACGTGATCACCTTCAACACGTCGACGACGAACCCGGTCAGGCGAACGCTGTCATGGCGTGTGGATCCTGGGCAGTACGAGGTTCGGGTGCGGCGGATCACGCCGATGTTCAGCTCAACCCAGGTGACCGAAACGGTCCACTGGACCGCGCTCCGAACGATCCGAAACGAGTACCCGATCAACAAGT